CGCGCTGTGGCCCCGCGGTGCAAGCCGCAGGGGGCGGTGCACGTACCGCGCGAGCGGGCTTCTACGCTCCGCGGCATGGAACCCGTCGTCCGCCCGATCACCGCCGCCGAAGCATTCGACTCACCGACCTTCGTCGCGCTCTGCGACGAGTACCGGGACGAGTCGTTGCGCAACCCGCACCTTCGCGGCGCAGCGCCGGACCGCAAGACCTACGAGGCGCTTATCGCCGCCGGGCTGTTGTACCCCTTGGGCGTCTTCGTTGGCGAGGAGTTGGTTGGGCTCTGCGCCGTGCTGGTAACGCCGGTCCCGCACTATGCGCGTCGCCTGATCGCCTCGACCGAAACGCTGTTCGTAGCGCAAGCGCACCGCGCCAGCGGCGCCGGGTTGAAGCTGCTGCGCGCTGCGGAGCAAGTCGCGCGCGCTGTCGGCGCCGCCGGGCTGTACGTCACCGCACCAAGCGGCGGCCGGCTGGAACGCATCTTGCCGCACGCCGGCTACACCGAGACAAACCGCGTCTTCCACCGGGAGCTGGGCGAATGAACATTGTCGTTGCAGAAAATCACGTGCCCGCGATGCGGGACGAGGATATTGCCAAGGTGCGCGAACTCGAGGCGCGCCTGCTGGCCATGCCGCAGGTGCCGATCGGCACGGAACACGCCCTGCACGGCGGCCTGTACGCGCGAACGATCACCATCCCCGAGGGCGTGGTGCTGACCGGCGTGCTGGTCCGGGTGCCGACACTGCTTATTTTCGACGGGCACGCGACCGTCAACCTCGGCGGCGAGGCGGTCGAGCTGACCGGCCATCATGTGCTGGCGGCAAGCGCGCACCGCCGGCAGGCATTCCTGGCGCACGCCGATACGCGGCTCACCATGGTCTTCGCCACACAGGCGAAAACGGTGGCCGAGGCCGAAGACGAATTCACCGCCGAGGCCGACCTGCTGCTGTCGCGGCACCCTGGCGCATTGAACCGTATCACCATCACTGGGGAGTAACGCCCGTGTCTGGAGTCGTAACCGCAGTCGCTGCCGTCGCCACGGTGGCCAGCACCGTCATGAGCAACAACGCCGCGAAGAAGCAGGAGAAGGCGCAGGAAAAGGCAGCCAGGCAGGCCGCGTTTCAGGCCGAGGAAAGCGCCAAGCGGCAGGAAAAGGCAGCGGACGAAGCCGCCAACCGGGCCAACACGAAGCGCGCCGACAGCGGCGCAGCGGTCGATGCTGCGGCGCAGGCCGGCCGTGGCGGGGTGTCCGGCACCATGTTGACAGGGCCGCAGGGCGTGTCGCCCGATGCGCTGCAGCTCGGCCGCACGACGCTGCTAGGGATGTGATGTTTCCCACCAACGACAACCCCCGCCGGCTGCTGCGCGAGCGCTGGACCGCGCTGACGAGCGAGCGCTCGAGCTGGCTGGATCACTGGCGGGAGATTTCCGACTACCTGCTGCCGCGGTCGGGCCGCTTCCTGATCACAGATCGGAACCGCGGCGAGAAGCGGCACCGCGCGATCTACGACTCGACCGGCACACGCGCGCTGCGCGTGCTCGCCGCCGGCATGATGGCCGGGATGACCAGCCCGGCGCGACCGTGGTTTCGGCTGACGACCTCCGACCCGGAGCTTGACGAGTCCGCGGGCGTCAAAGCGTGGCTGGCCGATGTCACACGCATTATGCAAATGGTCTTTGCAAAATCCAACACGTACCGCGCGCTCCATGCGATGTATGAGGAATTGGGCGCGTTCGGCACCGCCAGTAGCATCGTGCTCGCGGATTTCGACACGGTCATTCACCACCACGTGCTGACCGCCGGCGAATACGCAATCGCCACGGACGCCAGGGGCCGCACGGACACGGTTTATCGCGAATTCCAGCAGACGGTAGGCCAGCTCGTGCGCGAGTTCGGTGCGGAGAAGTGCAGCCACACCGTGCGCAGCCTCTACGACCGCGGCGCACTGGACCAGTGGGTGACGGTCGTGCACGCGATCGAGCCCCGCCGGGACCGCGACCCGTCCAAACGCGACCGGCAGAACATGGCCTGGCGCTCGACCTACTTCGAGCAGGGGGCCGACATGGTATCGCTTCTGCGCGACTCTGGCTTCCGGGACATGCCGGCGCTTTGCCCGCGCTGGGCGGTGGCCGGCGGCGACATCTACGGCAACTCGCCGGGCATGGAAGTGCTCGGCGACCTGAAGCAGCTCCAGCACCAGCAGCTTCGCAAGGCGGAGTGCATCGACTCGCAGACGAAGCCCGCGCTGCAGGTGCCCGCGTCAATGAAGGCGCGCGACATCGACGTGCTGCCCGGCGGGATTTCGTTTGTGGACCTCGCCGGCGCGTCCGGCGGCATCAAACCCGCGTTCCAGAGCGCGCTCGACCTCTCGCACCTGCTGGTCGATATTCAGGACGTGCGCGAGCGCATCAAGGCCGGCTTCTACGCCGACCTGTTCCTGATGCTGGCCAACGGCGCGAATACGCAGATGACCGCTACCGAGGTCGCGGAGCGGCACGAGGAAAAGCTGCTGATGCTCGGCCCGGTGCTCGAGCGCATGCACAACGAAATCCTCGACCCGCTGATCGAACTCGCGTTTTCCCATATGGTCGCCGCAAACCTCGTGCCGCCGCCGCCAGAAGAATTGCAGGGCATGGAAATGAACGTCGAGTTCTTCGGGATGCTGGCGCAGGCGCAGCGGGCCATTGCGACGAATTCTGTCGATCGCTTCGTCGGCAACGTGGGTGCGGTCGCCGCCATGAAGCCGGAAGTCCTCGACAAGCTCGACGCCGACCGCTGGGCGGACGCTTACGCCGACATGCTGGGTATCGACCCGGAAATGATCGTGCCGGGCGACAAGGTAGCGCTGATCCGGCAGCAGCGGGCAGAGGCGGCAGCGGCACAACAGCAGGCGGCGATGCTCCAGCAAGGCGCCGACGCGGCGCAGAAGCTGGGCAGTGTGGATATGACCAAGCCGAACGCGTTGACGGACATCACGCGCGCATTCAGCGGCTATACCTGACAGGAGCGGCAGACATGGGCGACATAATTGTCGACGGCAGTATCGAATGGATCAAGGACCGGGACACGGGCGAAGTCGTCGGGCACAAGGACGCGCAAGGGGGCGAGCGCGCCATCGTCACGCAAACGAGCATGGACGTTATCGCGGGTAGCGTGAACCTGCTGACAAAGCACCGCATGATGGCATACGACGTCGACGCGCGAAAAGTCGGCAGGCTGGGTATTGGCTCGGGTAAAGGCGTCATCGCGCTGCGGTTCGACGATTGGCAGGACGCTCTATACAACACGGTTGTTCCGCTATTGCAGGCAAGAGGGATTCCGTACTCGCATGCGCTGATCTCAGGTTTTCCGACTGTGCAGCCGACGCATAGCGCGACGACCACATGGGCAAACATCAAGTCGATGGTGGCTCGTGGATGCGAGATATGGAGTCACGGATTCGACCACAGCGACTATCTCGGATATGCCGGTCTGGTGCGCAACGTGGTGACGTCGAAAGAAGAAATCGAGGCGCAGGGTCTGCGCGTCCAGGGATTTTCGCTACCCGGCGTCACTCCAGTGTACACCGAACAGCAGCGTGGGTCGGCGCAGCCTTATGACGGCCTCAATTCGTTTGAGGAGTGGCACTCACCGTCTGGACATCTGTTAATGCAGACATACCCGCTTGTCGAGTCGTATTCTGGCGGAACATGGGCCGATATCGGGCGTGGGCAGCGATACGGAAGGTCGCACGCCACGATTGATGCATATTCGCTGGCCAGCGCAAAAACGCTCATTGACGACAGTATAAAGTTCAAGCTGTCGCTGCGCGTCATGTGTCACGCTGGACTCCTCGGAACGGTTGGCTATATGTCCGTCGCGGATTACACCGCATGGCTCGATTATCTTGTTACCAAGTGGGACGCCGGCTTGATAGATATTGTCACCCCGTCCTCTCTCCCGTTTATCGATCAGTCAACCAACAGGCTTGATCTGCTGAAAGGCGATGGCAGCTTCGCCGGTTTGTCTCAAGGCACTCCGGGAATGTGGAATAACCTTGGGTCGACGTACAACACCGTTTACCAGACTGGCGGGCCAGATAATGGTCCGTATTTGGAGATCCCGAGTTCCGGAGGCAGTTCCGGCCCGAATGCGCGCCCGGCGACGCTCGAGTATCGTGGATGCGCGGGCGAAACGTTTCTTTTTGAGGGCTGGTGCAAGAGTCTTGGGGCAGGCACAACGACTGCCCGCGTCATCATTCGCGGATATCCAGATTCTTCGCAGTTCAACATCGATTTGAATTTCGCGTCCGTGTCTAACTCCGCTTGGGTGCTAAAACGAGTGCCGTTTACTATCCCAATGTTTGATCCTACTGGCGCGGCAACGAACGCGATTTTGATCCAGCCACACCGCAACGGCGGCGACGCCTGCGGATGGGCAAATGTGCGCGTGGTGAAAGTATGACCGCCACCACCGAAACCGCCATCCTCGCCCCCGCGGTGCACGTACCGCCCGCCCTCGCGCATAGCCTGCGCGCATGCGCCGATACGACCCGACCGACATTCACAGCCTGGCCCGCGCGAAAGCCGACGTCGACTTGCGCGACAAGCTGGAGCGCGAGACGGAAGAAGCAGACTTCACGTGGTTGATGCACACCCGCCGCGGCCGGCGGATTGTCGACAGGATCATCCGGCGCTCGAGGGCCGGGGACTGCTGCTTCAGCACGAACGCGCTGACGATGGCCTTCTCGAGCGGGATGCAGGTTGAAGGGGAATATCTCGAGCGCATGGCCAAGCGGCTGTGCCCCGATAGCTATTTGGTAATGCTGAAGGAACGAAACGATGAGCAACGAAACGATGCTGGCGGCTGACAACACCGACGACGCGCCTGCATTGGACACCACTGCTGAGCTGCCCGCTACTGCTGCGGGGGATGCCGGCAACCCGCCGCCCGCGGACGCTGCGCAGGCCAAGCCAGCCGGCGCACCGGAAAGCTACGAGTTCCAAGCTCCTGAAGGCGTGCAGTTCGACGACGCCGTCATCGGCGCTTTCACTGAAGTCGCGAAGGAACTGGACTTGTCGCAGGACCGGGCACAAACCGTGCTCGATCGCATGGCGCCGCTTCTGCAGTCCCGGCAGGTGGAACGGATCGAAGCCGCCCGCGCCGAGTGGAAAGCCTCGTCCGAGGTCGACAAGGAGTTCGGCGGCGAGCAACTGGCCGAAAACCTGGGCATCGCGAAGAAAGCGCTCGACGCCTTCGCCACGCCGGAACTGCGCACCCTGCTGAACGAGTCCGGCCTGGGCAATCACCCGGAAGTCATCCGGCTGTTTTACCGGGTAGGCAAGGCCACCAGCGAGGACAACGAGGTCGTCACCGGCCAGGGCGGACAGGACAACCGCAACGACGCACGCCGGCTGTACACGGCATCCAACATGAACCCGTAAGGAGTAGCACCTATGGCAACCCTGACCAGCACCAACCCGACCCTTGCCGACATCGCCGCCCGCCTGGGACCGGACGGCAAGATCGACCCCAACATCGTCGAAATGCTCACGGAGACGAACGAGATCCTTGACGACATGACGCTCATCGAGGCCAACGGCTTCACCGAGCACAAGACCACCGTGCGTTCCGGCCTGCCGACCGGCACGTGGCGGAAGCTCAACTATGGCGTGCAGCCTGAGAAGTCCCGCACCGTGCAGGTGAAGGACAGCATGGGTATGCTCGAGACGTATGCCGAGGTGGACAAGGCCCTGGCCGACCTCAACGGCAACTCGGCGGCGTGGCGGCTGTCGGAAGACCGCGCCTTCATCGAGGGGATGAACCAGACGCTTGCCACCACGCTGTTCTATGGCGATAGCAGTCTCGACCCCGAGAAGTTCACCGGCCTCGCGCCGCGTTACAACAGCCTGTCCGCCGAGAACGCGATCAACATCATCGACGCCGGCGGCACCGGCAGCGACAACGCTTCGGTCTGGCTTGTCGTGTGGGGGCCGAATACCTGCCACACCATCTACCCGAAGGGCTCGCCCGCGGGCTTGCAGTCGCGCGACCTGGGCGAAGACACTCTGACCGATGCTGCAGGCGGCCGGTACCAAGGCTACCGCACGCACTACAAGTGGGACGTCGGCCTCACGCTGCGCGACTGGCGCTATGTCGTGCGCATTTGCAACATCGACGTGTCGGACCTCACGAAGAACGCTGGATCGGGCGCCGATCTGATCGACTTGATGACGCAGGCTATCGAGCTGCTCCCCCACATCGGCATGGGACGCGCGGTCTTCTACGCGCCGCGGAAGGTTCGCAGCTTCCTGCGCCGGCAGATCGCGAACAAGGTCGCGTCGGCGACGCTGACCATGGAATCCGTCGCCGGCAAGCACGTAGTCACGTTCGACGGCATCCCCTGCCGGCGCACGGACGCCCTTCTGCTCACCGAGGCGCGCGTCACCTAACCTGCAGCGGCAGCATAGACGGGGGCGGGGAGAACCACCCCCTGACAACGATTCTTGAAAGGACACACCAATGATCATCGACAAGGCCCTGCAGGTTTCCAACGAACAAGCCGTCACGTCGTCGGCCGCTTCGACGGATGTTATCGACACCGGCCAGACGACGCCCGACCTGGGCGCCTCCGACCTCTACCTGGTCATCACCACGGACGAAGCCGCGACGGCCTCCGGTTCGGCGACCGTCACCTTCTCGCTGCAGGATTCTGCGGACAACTCCAGCTTCGCCGACGTGGCCGTCACCGCGGCCATTGGCAAGGCAACGCTGGTCGCCGGCTACCAACACATCATCCCGCTGCCGATCAGGCTTCGCCGCTACCTGCGCGCCTACTACACGGTCGCCACCGGCCCGCTGACGGCCGGCAAGTTCTCGGCGCAGATCGTTGCAGGCTACCAGCTCAACGTGCCGAAGCCGGACAGCTCGAAGATTGCCTGACGAGGGGGACGATAGATGAAAGTTGTCGCCCTCAAACCGGGCTATCTCGGCAAGCTGCGCCAACCGGGCGACGAATTCGACGCCCCGGAAGGCAGCAAGGCTTCGTGGTTCGCCCCGGTCGATGCCGCCAACGCCTCCGTGCTGCCGCCGGCCGAGAAGCCGAAGCAGCGGCAGCGTGGCGGCCCCCTCGCCGATCTGGTCTGACCCGCAGCGAAGTGGTCGGTAGCACGCGGGGGCCATGTGCCCCCGTTTTTCTGGAGCCCTGCGAATGGCCTCTGCCGTCGATATCTGTAACCTCGCGCTGGCCCGGCTGGGCGATAGCGCCACCGTCACCAGCATCGACCCGCCGGAAGGGTCCGCGCAGGCGGAGCACTGCGCGCGCTTCTACCCGATCGCGCGGGACACCTTGCTGGAGGCGCACCCGTGGAAGTTCGCGACGCGCCGGGTAAGGCTCGCGCAACTGATCGTCGACACATGGAACTGGGACTACGCCTACGCTGAACCCGCGGATGCGCTCAAGCTGTTGTCCGTCCTGCCGGCGTCTGCGGCCATTGGCACGGACACCGAGGAGTTCGAGGCGGAGACGACCGCCGACGGCGACCCAGTGATTCTCACCAACCTCGAGGACGCCAGCCTGCGCTACGTGGCCCGCGTGACCGACACGACGGCCTTCTCGCCGATGTTCATCGACGCAATGGGCTGGATGCTGGCCTCCTACATGGCGGGGCCGCTGATCAAGGGGGACACCGGCGCCGCCGCCGCCCGGTCGTGCATGCAGAACGCGCTTGTCGCACTGCGCCAGGCGCAGGTGTCGGACGCCAACCAACGCAAGATCAGGCCGGAGAAAATCCCGTCCTGGATCGCAAACCGCTGACATGGCCAACGTCCGCACCCTGCAGCGATCCTTTGCCGGCGGCGAAGTCTCGCCGGAAATGTTCGGCCGCAGCGACGACGCGAAGTACCAGTCGGGCCTCGCGAAGTGCCGCAATTTCATCGTGAAGCCGCAAGGTCCGGCGGAGAATCGCCCGGGGTTCGCGTTCGTCCGCGAGGTCAAGGACTCGACCAAGAAGACCCGGTTGATTCCCTTTACCTACTCTACGACGCAGACGATGGTGATCGAACTGGGGGCGGGCCACTTCCGGTTCCACACGCAGGGCGGCACGCTGTTGAGCGCCGGCAGCCCCTACGAAATTGCGAACCCCTACGCCGAAGCCGACCTGTTCGACATCCATTACGTACAGTCGGCCGACGTGCTGACGCTGGTGCACCCCAACTACGCGCCGCGCGAACTGCGCCGGCTGGGGGCGACGAACTGGCAGCTTTCGACGCTTTCTTTCTCCGCGCCGATTTCCGCGCCGGGTGCGCCGACGCTCGTTGCCGCCGGACACACGGCGGTCAAGTACACGTACTACTACGTGGTCACGGCGATCGACGCCGACGGCATCGGCGAATCGGCCGCTTCGACGGCCTCGAGCGCGGGCGGCAACCTGTACGAGACGGGGGCCACCATCACGATTTCATGGTCGGCGGTGACGGGCGCATCCCGGTACAACGTCTACAAGCTCCAGGGCGGCTTGTACGGTTACATCGGCCAGACCGCGGGGCTGTCGATCGTCGACGACAACATCACCCCCGACCTGTCGCAGACCCCGCCGATCTATGACTCCGTGTTCAGTGGCAGCGGGGAGTACCCGGGCGCCGTCTCGTACTACGAGCAGCGGCGGTGCTTCGCCGGCACGACGAACAAGCCGCAAAACATCTGGATGACGAAGTCCGGCACCGAGTCAAACATGAGCTATTCCCTGCCCGTGCGCGACGACGACCGGATTGCGTTCAGGGTGGCCGCGCGCGAGGCGAACACCATCCGCCACATTGTCCCACTGACGCAACTCCTTCTACTCACGTCGTCGGCGGAGTGGCGCGTCACGTCGGCCAACTCGGACACCATCACCCCCAGTACGATCAGCGTTCGCCCGCAATCCTACGTCGGCGCATCCAACGTGCAGCCGGCCATCATCAACAACACGCTCCTGTACGGTGCCGCCCGCGGGGGTCACGTGCGCGAACTGGCCTACAACTGGCAGGCGTCCGGGTTCATCACCGGCGACCTGTCCCTGCGGGCGCCGCATCTGTTCGACACCTACGACATTGTGGACATGGCCTACGGCAAGGCGCCGCAGCCGATCGTCTGGTTTGTCTCGTCTTCGGGCAACCTGCTGGGGCTGACCTACGTCCCGGAACAGCAGATCGGCGCGTGGCACTGGCACGACACGGACGGCGCCTTCGAGTCGTGCGCGGTCGTCGCCGAGGGCAACGAGGACGTGCTGTATTGCGTCATCCGCCGCACCATCGACGGGAGCACTGTGCGCTACGTCGAGCGTTTGGCCTCGCGGCAATTCGCCGCGCAGGAGGACGCCTTCTTCATTGATTGCGGGGCGACATACTCGGGTGCACCGGCGGACGAAATCAGCGGGCTTGATCACCTGGAAGGGAAGACCGTCAGCGTCCTCGCCGACGGGGCGGTGCATCCGCAGCGAACGGTGACGGGCGGGGCCATCACGCTCGAGGTCGAAGCCAGCACCGTACAAATTGGGCTGCCGATCGTCGCCGACATCGAGACGCTGCCGGCGGCGATGGCGCTGCGCGATGGCAGCATCGGGCAGGGGCGTGCCAAGAACGTCAACAAGGTCTGGTTGCGCGTCCATCGGTCGTCGGGAATCTTCATCGGCCCGGACGCGGACAGCCTGACCGAAGCGAAGCAGCGCACGACGGAAAGCTACGGCTCCCCGCCGGCTCTCAAGAGCGACGAAATCGAAATCACGCTCACGCCGACGTGGGGTGCCAGCGGGCAGGTTTTCGTGCGCCAGGCGGACCCGCTGCCGCTTACCGTCGTGTCCGTGTCCGCCGAGTTGTCGATCGGCGGCTGACGCCGGCCCCGCAGTGCGGTGCACGTAGGGCGCACCCCCGGGGGTAGGGTGCGCCATCCTCACATGGAGCCGCAGCGATGGGTTTCAGTTCGACGCAACTGGCTACCGCCAGCCTGATCACGCAAATTGGCGGGGCGGCAACTTCGGCCATTGGCGCCCGCAGCAGCGCGTCGGCGCAGCGTACCGCGCTCAAGAGCCAGGCGGCAGTCGCCGACATCAACGCGCGCATCGCGGAGCTTGGCGCTCAATCGGCGCTGCAGCAGGGCCAGCGGCAGGTTGGCGCGCTCACGCACCGGGCGGGGCAGCTCAAGAGCAGCCAGCGGGCAGCGATGGCGGCCAACGGTATCGACCTCTCGACCGGCAGCGCGGCGGAGATTCAGGCATCGACGGACATCATGAAGGACATCGACGTCGACACGCTGACCCTCAACGCGATGCGAACAGCCTGGGGCTACCGCACGCAGGCGATGAATTACCAGAACGAGGCGATGGCCAAGCGCAGCACCGCCAGGGGAATCAACCCGGGGCAGGCAGCCTTCACTTCGCTGCTGGGCAGCGCCGGCAGCGTGGCGAGTTCCTGGTACGCGCTCAGTAAGTCCGGCGCCGCCGGCAGCGACAAGCCGGCGGGCTGGGACTCGAGCTTCGACAACCCGGCAGACTACGGATAGCACATGGCCCGCGTCCCCACTTACGATAGCTTTCAGGCGACGCCCGCGGCAATGCCGCAGGTTCGCGTCGTCACACCTGACGCCCCCGACGTGGCCGGGCTGCAGGCGCAGCAGACCGGGCGTGCGATGGCCTCCACGGGGCAGGCCGTGGGACAGATTGCCCTCGACATGCAACAGCAGGCGAACCAGCTACGCGTCGACGACGCGTTGAACCGGGTGAAGGAAGCCGCGCTGCGGCTGACCTACGACAAGGACGTGGGTTTCCAGAGTCTCAAGGGCCTCGCGGCGGTGGAACGTCCTGACAGCAAGTCGCTTGCTGACGAGTACGGTGACACGCTGCAGCAGCAAATTTCGGACATCGCCTCGAAACTAGGCAACGACGCGCAACGAGAGGCGTTCATGCGGCACGCGAACGACATCCAAACGTCGCTTCGCGCCGGGGCGATGCGCCACGCGGCGCAAGAGTACCGGGAGCACGGGCTGTCCGTCGCAGAGGGCATCCAAAACACGGCGCTGCGCGAAATCGGGCTGAGCTGGCGCGACCCCGCGGCGGTGGCCTCTGCCGTCAATCGCATACGCGCGCAAACGTACCGGCAGGCGCAGATTCTCGGCAAATCCGCCGNNAAGATGACCAGCAGCGCGCATTCGGTCGCCCTGATGGCTGCGCTTGATAGCGGCGAACCGATGCGCGCCGACGCGTACCTGCGCGACCACGCGAGCGAAATGGACGCGGACGACATCACCGCGGCACGCCGGCGGATTGACAAGGAAGTCGACCAGTTCGTCGCGACCAAGAAAGCCGGCGAAGTGCTCGACCGCATGCAACCGCGCATCCAAGTGGGAGAGGCGGAGCGCGCGTTCAACATCGCGCTTGGCACCGAGTCAGGGAACCGGCAGTTCGGCGCGGACGGCAAGCCGCTGACATCGCCGAAGGGGGCCGTGGGTATTGCGCAAGTAATGCCCGGCACCGGCCCGGAAGCGGCCAAGCTTGCCGGGCTGCCGTGGGATGAGCACCGCTACCGCAACGATGCGAACTACAACCGGGCGCTCGGGCTGGCCTACTTCCAGAAGCAGCTACAGACCAACGGCGGCGACCTGGCGAAAGCGTATGCGGCCTACAACGCCGGCCCCGGCCGGCTCGCCGAGGCGGAGAAGCGCGCGGAGAAGAACGCCATGTTGGCGAAGACCGACCCCGGCGTGCTGCCCCGCACGTGGCTGGATTTCATGCCGGCGGAGACGCGCGCCTACGTCGCGAAGAACATGCGCGCCTACGCTGCCGGCGAGGGACAGCTGCCGCGGCCAACCCTCGCGGATCTCGACGACGCGCTGCGCGCCGACCCGGCGCTCGCGGCCAACCCGGAGCGCCTCAAACTGGCCCGGGCGGAAGCCACACGGCGCTTCGAGGAGCAAACCAAGGCCATCAAACAACGCGAAGAAGAAGCGACCGCGGCGGCCATGCGCAGCATCATCGAAAACGGCGGACGGTGGTCTGAGCTGCCGCCCTCTGTTCGCGCGGCAGTGCCGCCGAAGGAGGTCGACAACCTGATCGGCTTCGCGCAGAAGATCGCCAAGGGGGAGGATCGGACGAGCCTTTGGCGGTACGCCAAGCTTGCCGCCAACCCCGAAGGGCTCGCGAAGATGACGGACGACCAGTTCTACGCGCTGCGCGGCGAACTGTCGGAAGCCGACTTCAAACACTTTGCCAACGAGCGCGCCAAGCTGCAAGGCCGGGCGCAGGGCAGCAGCGGGCCGGGCGACTTGAACTCGCACGCCATCAAGCAAACGCTCGACAGCCGGCTGCGCATGCTCGAGATTGACCCTTCGCCGAAGGACGACGGGGGCAGCGATGCCGCGCGAGTCGGGGCCATCCGGCAGTTCGTTGACCAGTACTTCGCCGCGGCGCAGGCTGAAGCGGGCAAGAAGTTCAGCGACGCCGAAGTGTCAGCGCACCTTGACGCGCTGTTCGCCAAGAGCACGCAGTTCCGCAACGTGCTGTCCTCTTGGGGCCGCCCGATGCTGTCACTGAAAGCCAGCGACCTCAACGGCGAAACCCGGGAGAAGATCATCGCCTCGTACAAGCGGCAGGGCGTCGAAGACCCGACCGACGCGCAAATCCTGCTGGCCTACTGGAACATGAAAGTCCGCCGATGAGCGACACCGAATACGACGCCGCCGTCGCGGCTGCCCTCGCCCCGGAGCCCGCGCAGGCGGCGCGCGTCGGCTTCGACGCGGCCGTCGATACCAACCCGGATGCCTACGCCGAAGCCCGGCGTGTTGCCAGGCGCACCGGCGTACCGGTCGACACCGCGCTCGCCTTGCTGAAGGACGTAGCGCGGCAGGATGCGCTCGGCACCATCGACTTCGACACCCTGGCCAAGACTGCGCCAGCTACCGCGAGGCTGCTGGCCGACTATGACCGCGCACGGCTGGCGCACGACAACGTCGACAACATGGGCGAACTCGAGCGCAAGCTGCGGCAGTTCGGCGGCGGTGCGGTCGAGGCGGTCGGCATGGCGCTTGGCGGCACCGGCCAGCTTCTCGACATCGCGCAGCGCAACACCCTGGGCGGCCTCGCGAATCTCATCCTCCCTCGCCCGATGGCGCGCGGCCAGGCAACGAACGAGTCCATCGTCGGCCCTTTGATCGGCGAGGACTGGCGCACGGTAGGCGGGGCGGTCAAGCGCACCGCTCGCGACGACATGATGGCCCCGGCGGCCAGCCAGACGTTCGGCGATCAGGTTGCAGCGGGGCTCGGCCAAGTGCTCGGACAAGTCGCCATGCTGCCGTTTGCGCGCGGCGCCGGGCTCTATGCGCAGGGCGCCGACGCGATGGCGGAGAAAATTGCCCCGGACGGCGCCCCGCGGGGCCGGCAGGACTTGGCGGTACTGGGCGGTGCGGCGATCACCGGGATAACCGAGAAGTGGGCGCTCGACCGTCTGCTGGGGCCGCTGGCCGTGCCGATCAAGAACCGGATCGGGGCGAGCCTTGCGCGCATCGGCGTTGCGGCTGCCGCCGAGGGCGGGCAGGAATTCACGGAGAATGTTCTGCAGGACACGCTGCGCGTTGTCCTGACCAACCCCGACGCGCCGATCGACATCGGCCAGTCTGTCGAGGAAGGCGGGGTCGGCGCGACGGTGGGCGGCATTGTTCGGTCGATCGTCGAGGCGGGGCTGCACATTCGTACGCGCGGCGCACGCGCGGAAGTGGGCCAGCAGCAGGCGGCGGAACTGATCGGCAACTTGAACCGGCTCGCGGCGGCGGACAAGGTGCTGGCGCGCGACCCGGAAACGTTCGAGCAATGGGTTGCAGAGGCGACCGAGGACGGCCCGGTCGGGCAGGTATTCGTCGACGCCCGCGCGCTGATGCAGTCCGGCGTCGCGGAGCAAATCGCGGAACTGTCGCCGGCCGTTGCGGAGCAACTGCAGACGGCGCTCGAGACGGGCGGAACGATCGCCATTCCGATCGAGGAATACACCGCGCGGATTGCCCCCACCGAGTTCTCGGCCGGGCTGCTGGACCACCTCAAGATCGACCCCGAGGGCTTCAGCCGCGCCGAAGCGCAGGAGTACATGCAAAGCGGCATGGCGGCGGAGTTCGAGGCAGAGGTCGACCGCACGCTGGCGGAGAAGGAAGGCGACGCCACGTTCAAGGCGTCGGCGGACGCGGTGAAGGCCGAGGTCAAAGTGCGGCTCGACGCGGTGAAGCGCTTTCGCCCCGAAGTCAACGACGCCTACGCAACGATGGTCGGCAGCTTCTACGCGGTGACGGCGGCGAAGGTCGGCGTGACACCCGAGGAACTTTTCCAGCGCTACCCGCTGGCCGTCAGCGCGGAGCGCGTCGACGGGGCGGGGTTTGATCAGATCGCGTGGCACGGCACGCCGCACGTGTGGCCGCCCGAGCCGGGGTTCCCGCACGGCCGGCCACGGCTGGACAAGATGGGGACGGGAGAAGGCGCGCAGGCTTATGGGTGGGGGTGGTACTCGGCGGAAGCACAGGGGGTGGCCGAGTCGTACATGGGAGTTGGTGACAAAAGGAAGGTTTCGGCAATTACGCTCGATGGCCATCCGTTTGATATGTCATATAGGCCGCACGTCTTCGCGAGAAATGCATTGGCTGACAATAACGGGGACATTTCGCAAGCTATTGCATGGCTTGATGAAACAAAACAGATGCCCGGAATGGACAGACATGCTTCCGACATTGAGCAAGCGAAGAATGTCGTTAAGGTGGCCGTGTTCAACAGGCCGTCGTCACTCTACAAACTCGACATCCCAGACGACGTGATGCCGAAGCTGCTGGATTGGGACAAGCCGCTGAGTGAGCAGTCGGCGGCCGTTCGCGAGGCCCTAACGTCAAATGGGCTTATTCAGGATTGGCTGGTTGCAAACGACTCTGGAGCATCGTTTTATCGCCGCTTGGCGGAAGGCGGAACCCTCCCAAGCGGATGGGCGATGGCGGCGCAAGACAGGGCCAAAGAAACGTCAATGGCTCTGGCAAAGGCAGGCATTCCAGGGCTGCGCTATCTCGACGGCAGCAGCCGCAACAAGGGCGAAGGAACCTACAACTACGTCGTTTGGGACCAGAACGTCCTCGACCGCATCGCGCTGCTGGAGCGCAACGGCGAGA